ACCAACTACAGGTTAATCAAGAGCCTGAGCCAAGAATATGTGCAGAAATTGAACACACTGGTGGTGACGGGGATTCAGTCAGGATGGACGGAACAGGAAATGACGGCTCAGATCAAGACCCTATCAGATAGGATAACAGGTGCAAGGGCGAGATTGATTGCGCGGGATCAGGTAGGGAAGTTCAACAGTGCCCTTGCCAAATCCCAGTATGAATACATGGGTTTTGAACATTATTTATGGATAACCGCACGGGATGAGCGAGTGCGGGGTAATCCCATGGGAAAATACCCCAAGGCGATTCCTGACCATTGGATGATGGACGGCATGATCTGTAGCTGGAAAGACCCTACGATCTACATGGATAAGGATAATAAATGGCGGAAACGAACATCTAAGATGCCACAAGTTGCTCCCGGCATTGAAATAATGTGCAGATGCTTGCCGACGCCGGTGTTTACGGATGTCATAGAACAGGTAGACAAAGAGATTGAGGAGGGACAGTAATGCAAGTAGGCGATGATATTCTTGATGCTATTCGGGTTGCTGTGGAAAGCATTGACTACGGGCAAATTGTGATAAACGTGAACGCTTCGGGGAAATACGTGGAGATTTCCACTCTGAAGAAAGAACGGGTTAAGAAGGAAGGGGACACAGGTTCAATCACGGGGAAGATAAAAGCATATAGGACCGACAATAGCTAAAAAATGGCTATTTTATCTATTGACTTTCCACTAAAAATGTGTACAATATCATAATGTATAGAGAAACTTGCATATATGGAGGCTTTAATATGGCTAAGGGTACTATGGTTCCCGGTAAGGGGCCTGCCAAGGGCGGAATGCCCATGAAGAAGGGTGAGATGCCTGCCAAGGGTGGTAAGGGCTGCGACGGTTGCGGCGGAAAGAAGAAGGGGAAGTAAGGTGTCTGTGGTTCATCGAATAGACCGGGTTGACGCTCCTACGTGGGCGACCCAAAAATTCGAGCGAACTCCTGAAGGCTACCTGAAGGGTCAGGCTTGTGTCACTCAAATTGGGGTTTTCAGTTACTTGCAAGCAGATGGTTCTGTTATAAGGGAATTGCGTCTACCGGAAGAAGTTTTTGCCCAGAAGACGATGGATTCTTTTAAGCTCAGACCAGTCACCCTGTCTCATCCTGAAGTCAAAGTAACTGCTGAGAATATTAAAGAATTTCAAGTGGGGAACCTTGGGGATAATCCTACCAATGGTGATAATATATATCTTACTATTGATATGATTATTCAGGATGCTGGTGCTGTCAATGAAGTGATGGCGGGTAAACGTGCCTTGAGCGTTGGATATGATTGTGAAATTGATCCTACTCCTGGTGTATGGGGAGGGGTGCCGTATGACTGCATTCAGAAAGGTATTTTCTGCAATCATGTTGCTGTTGTGGATTCGGCTAGGGCAGGGGATGCCGCCCGTATTCGCTTAGATTCCACTGATGCTATTTTAGTACAGGATTTTCAGAAGGAGGATAGAAAGATGCCGGAGATGAAGAAGATCAAGATCGACGGCGTGGAGTACGAGGGGGAAGCTAAGATTCTCGAATCGTATACTAACGCCATGACGAAGGCCGATTCCCTTCAGACTGCCCTCGATGCGCTTACTGCCGACAAGACTAAGGTAGAGGCCGAGAGGGACACGCTGAAGGACACGGTTGAGAAGAGTGATGTGAAGATTAAGGAACTTGAAGCCGCGAAGGTAGATAGCAAGGTTGTGGAAGCCGCTGTTTCCCGTAGGGTGAAGGTTCTTGAGGCCGCGAAGTTTGCTGATGTGGAAGTGAAAGATGGAATGTCCGAGGCGGAAATCCAGAAGGCAGTGATCCTGAAGATTTTTCCCAAGGCTAACCTAGATGCCAAGGATCAGGTCTATATTGATGCCCGTTTTGATGGTGCCGTGGAGACCTTTGAGAAGGATGCGGATGCTCAGACCCGACAGCTCGGGACTGAGACTATTGTGGATGGCAAGGATAATACTGAGACGGTTAGTGCTGAGAGCGCCCGCCAGAAGTACCTTGACCGCCTGAACAAGAAGAAGTAAGGGGGAAGGCATGGCTGCTTATGGCACTATGGATTCCGCTATTCTGGGTCTTCCCTATGGGATTGACATCGAGGTTGAGAGCTATCCTGCTTCGGCGGATATCATTCCCGGTCGTCCTGTCTATCAGACCCCGGGCACTCCCGGCACGGTCAAGAGTACCTATGTAGCGGGTGACGTTTTTCTTGGTATCGCTATGGCGAACCAGATGTCCCATGTTGGGGACGTTGGAACGTACAAGACTTACGATGTGGTAAACATCATGACTGTTGGCAAGATTTGGGTTCAGGTTGCTGTCGCCGTCTCTACGGCTCCCGTCAAGGCGTATGCCACGGCAGCGGGTTTGTTCACGACCACGGCTTCAGGCAGTTTTAATGGTGCGTTGTTCCGCACTAATCAGGCGACGGTCAGCGGGTTGGCTCTTGTCCAGCTCTATGGTCCGATCCTCGTAGCGTAAGGAAGGAGGTATAACATGGAAGCTAGAAAAGATGCTATGAACCTCGACGCTAATGAGTCGGCCTTTTTCAAGAGGCAACTTGAACACGTCAAGGCTCAGTCCTATGATGTGAAGTGGCAGGAAAACAAGGCTCTCGCCTTGTTCCCGGTGGATTCGTCTGCTGGTCCCGCCGCAACTGAGATCACTTGGAGGCAGTTCACCCGTGTGGGTCTCGCCAAGATGGTTTCTGACTATGCCAGTGATTTTCCCCGTGTGGATGTCTATGGCACGGAGAATACGATCGTTCCGCATGACATCGGTGCCGCTTATGGGTATTCCATTCAGGAGATCCGCAGGGCACAGATGGCGGGATTCCCCCTTGAGACTCGTCGAGCGGAAGCTGCTCGCAGGGCTATTGAGGATAAAATTAACACCATCGCCTTCTCCGGTGATAGTGCCACCAATCTCAAGGGATTCATTGGGTACACTGGTATTACTGCGTTCACTCTTGCCTCCGGTACGGGTGGCTATACGTGGGCTACCAAGACGAGTGATGAGATTCTTACGGATATGAATGGGCTGGTGAATGCGGTTGTCAATGGCACCAATGGTGTCGAGCAGCCCGATACCATGCTTCTTCCTCTCACTCAGTACAATAACATTGCTACCAAGAGGTTGGGTACGAATTCGGATACTACGGTCCTCGAATACTTCCTCAAGACCAACCAGTACATCAAGAAGGTGTTGTGGCTCACCGAACTTGCCACGGGAAATGTGGCTGGTACCGGCACTCGTGCCATGGTGTTCAAGAATGATGCTGAACACGTTCAGCTTCTTCTGCCTGTTCCTTTTGAGCAGTTCGATTATGACAAGGAAGGGATGGCCTATACGATTCCCTGTCTTGCTAGGATTGCAGGAATCGTGATCTACTACCCCGCTTCCGTGGCGTATTTGGATTCTTTCTAGTAGTTCGCCCCGTCAGGAATTAGACCCTGACGGGGTTTTCTTGAGAAAAGCAGCCATATAGGCGCTTAAAGGAGATAGAAGATGTTGGTAAACTGGACTGGTGATGGCATGAAGGTAGTTCAGATTCCGGGTTCGCAGGAAATGGTTGTCCTTGCTCCCGGCTACAATCAGGTGGAGGATGACAAGTGGAAGCAGGTACGAAATCTCCTCCTTGTGCAGATTTCAAATGAGGCTCTTATCGAGGAATGGGCGGATGTGGAGATTAACAGTGTGAAACATCGGGAAGCAGTTTTCTGCATTCCCGCCGAACTTGAGAAGGATCAGAAGACTACGGTTCGTATTCCTGTGACGTTCAGGGATATTACTAGGAAGCGCACTGACAAGGTTATTGCCGAGACGTACCACCCCAAGACTTTGCAGAAGTGGTACGAGGAAGATGGAAGAGATGATATCCGCGCCAAGTTGTTTATGCAACTTGAGGGTGTCAACAAGGGCAGTATCACTGGCGAGAGGAAGAGGAAGTAAGGAGATATCATGGCTGCGTCGCCCGAAGATTGGGTAGAAGTGATCGCCCCTGACATGGCTCTTACTACAAATTATTCTCTCTACATAGATGAGGCGAAACTCGTGACTTCTACCAATTTCTTCGGTGCGAGTTGGGCCAAGGCAGTTGCTCTCCGGGCGGCGCATGAGTGGACCTTGAATAGTAGGCGTGGCGGACAGTCAGGTGTGGAGACATACCTGATGGAAGGACGTTTATCAAAGTCCTTTGGTGGTGTGGGTGTCATCCGTGATGCCCTTCAGCTTACCAATTACGGAATGCAGTTACAGGATTTGATGAACTCCATGTCGGGATCGGTGGGGGGAATTGCTTCCACTACCATACTCACTACTTATCTTGGTGGTGGTGGATGATATTTGATGAGTATCAAGAAACACTCCAAGTATGGAGGATGGTGACTCCTTCCGGTGCATGGGTGGACCCCGTGTGGACTTCCGTGTCGGGAATCACTGGCAGGATAGAACCTATTTCTGGTACTGAGTCTTTTTTACAGAATCAGAGTTTTGCCGATGTGACCGAGACGTGCATCGCTCCCTATACCTACAAGAACTATATCCATCCTAAAGATGGCATAGTTGATTCTGACGGGATACAGCGGGAAGTGGTGGGTGAGATTGAGTTGTGGAAGAACATCCACCCTCATATCGCCTTCAAGCTGAAACGTGCCCAATGGGCGGTTATATGAATACAAAGTTTGTAACGGCTGAAGGGGCCATCTCAAGCATGAATCTCATGGAAATAGAGGGAGATATCAATAGATTTTTGGCTACTATAGGAAGGGAAGCCGCTAGGGAAATGAAAAACTATACCCGACCTTTTGATGACACCACTTCATTGACAGATTCAATCACTTGGCGGACTCAATCGGGCAGTGACAAGATATCCAATTCTGAACACATGATTGATATGCCTGAAAACAAGTACGCGGTGGATATCGGTTCCAAGGCTCCTCATGCGTGGTTCAGGGAGAACGGCACTGGTCCTCATATGCACCCCGAAGGTTCCAAGGAATTCGTGAACGCCATCAAGGGATGGGCCTTCAGAAAGG